TTTTACAAAATGTTTCTGTTTTTCATACTATGCTAATGAGTTAGCTCGTACGTCTCCTTCTTCTATAGGTTACTTTTAACCGCCAAATGAATGCTACACAATCGAAAATAGATGAGTTTACTTATTAAACTGGGCTATCAATAGCATAAGGTTAGCTGCTAATATTTTGATATTGGAAAGTGTTGTTGTTTTATCTATCGCTGCTTCTAAGGAAATTGGCTGCTGTTGTATTGAAAAAACAGCCAAAAAGTCTTCTGCTGCTAGTCCTGTCTCAATCTTTACAGAACCACATAGAGCAATCGTTGGAACTTGATATTTTTTAGCCATTCTTGCAATCGCAACAGGTACCTTGCCAGATTGTGATTGTGTATCCAGGCATCCTTCTCCAGTAATAACTAAATCACAGGACTGAAGGGAATTATCCAGATTTAGTAGCTCTGCAATCCTGCTAAAACCACTAGTTAAGGTGCCTCCTAATAGGACAATGGCACCTCCTAATCCTCCAGCTGCTCCACTTCCTGGTATTGTCTGTAAATCAATGGTTTTTTGGTAAAAAACTTTTTTAGCAAAGTTACTTGCAATTTGATCAGTTTCTTCAATTTGACTAAGACTCCCACCTTTTTGAGGGCCAAAGACCGCAGCAAATCCTTGAGGGCCATGATATGGATTGGTCACATCAGTCAGCCCTAATAGCGTAACAGGTGATGCTAAAGTATCAAGATAAGATCTTCCTGTCATGAAATCATAGTTTAAACTTTCCAAAAACCCTTTGCCACCATCAGAAGTGCCTGTTCCTCCTAGCATGATTTCGATTTGAGTAGCTCCTTTTTGAATGGCATCTTTAACTGCCAAACCCAAACCATAGGAAGTGGCTTGTGCATAGGTTACTGAATTGGGGGGTGATCTTATCAATACCAATAATACTCGCAGATTCAATAAAAGCTTGCTTTGCGTGACGATAATAAGCGACTTTAATCGGGCGTCTTAATAGATCAATGGTTTTTACTTGATGCCACCTCCCCGCCACGGTTTGTGAGAGGGCTGCTAAACTTCCTTCTCCTCCATCAGCGATAGCTCTTGTTTCAATAACTAACTGCTTATCGACAGAAAGAAGGGCTTGAGCTACACTAGTGTTAAGTTCTGGAGACGTTACCGATCCCTTAAAAGAATCTATGGCTACCAAAATTTTCATATCTTCAATAAATTCCTTTTCTGTATATTGTAGCAGATTATCGTCCTTTAAAACCCTATTAATAGTCAAGCTAGATCTGTCTTAAGTTTTTTATCTATTTTGAGAACTCGACCTTTTTACTAGTGTTGTCTTATTACTTTCTTCGCCTTAAATTATTGTCAAGCAAACTCAAAAATACAAGAACTTTCTCGATTGCATTTACATAGTCATAGCTTTGTTTAGTTGCTAGGATCTTAAGCATTCAACTAATCAAAAAAAGACTGTTTGGAAGGTTTCAATAGCTTTGCCATTCTAAAAAGGATCCGCCAATGATATAATATTACTATACCATAATGCCTTTAAATCAGCATATCTACACACCACTCTCCGACTATTCCCCGACTTCTGGACGAGGTCTTTTTTTATTTGTCTAATTCCCTCAGCACTGCTTCCACCTTCTCCTCTGTCACAACCTCCCCCGATCTCACAGGCTCACCGGGCAAAACATAATCAAAAATCTGTCCATTTTTACGCACGATCATAACTGTGTCTGCTGTGATATATCCATTGTCAATTGCTTGCTTAAATTCGTCGTATGTTAGCATAAAGCACCTCCTTATCTTATTATTCGTAAAAAGTCTTATAAAAAAGACTTTTTTGTTTTGGTCTTGTTTAATGGAATATTTTTTAAAAAAGTTTAAAAAAGGTATTGACTTAGGTGCTACCTAATGTTATAATAAGTATGTAAGTAAGACAAAGGCTTACAAAAAAATAAATCGCAAGGCCTGAAAGAGGCCGAGGAGGAAAATATGAAATACTTTACAACTGACATCGAAAATATTGAAAACATCACAATCTTTGAAGAGTTTGGTTTTGACTTTGAAGAATCAGAAGACGGAACTTGGTATACAGAAGATAAAGCGATGTTTGACTGGTGGAATGAACTTGCTCAAGCAATCGAATTTTTAAACGATAACGGGATTGATGCAGAAACCAATGAACTAGCGGACTACGTAACAGTTGCTAAAGAAAATGGATTTGAATTTTAATTAAGAGGGGCTGCCGCTCCTCTTTGCTGGTAAAAACCATGAGAAAATTAGATTTAACAGGGAAAACATTTAATCGCTTAACGGTTATTAAAGAGGTGCCAAACTCGAAAAAGGACACGTACTGGTTATGCCAGTGTTCATGTGGGAAATTTGTTGAAATCAAGGGTACTGCTATTAAAAACGGAACAACAAAATCCTGCGGCTGCTTGGCCTTAGAAATTGCTCAAAACCTAGCTAAAGAGACAGAAATCGCAGAAAATGCACATGATGGATATAACAAAAAACGTGTTGATGGCATCGCTACCTTTTTGATTAATGATAGGATACAAAAAAATAACAAGACTGGTTATAAAGGTGTTTTGCAATATAGATTAGCTGACGGTTCGGCAAGATTCCAAAGTTATCTAACTGTCGGCGGTAAAAATTACAGCAAGAAAGGCTTCAATACACCAGAAGAAGCTTATAATTATCGTCTAAAACTAATTGAAAAATATGTACCAAAGGAAGGATAAAATGACAAAAACAACAGCACAACGCAAAAAATCAATTTATATCAACGGCGCACTGGAAAAAGTTTATGATGAGTGCAGCAACGGCATGCGCAATCGTACGTTTAGCGGTCGTGTCATGGATATTGCAGAGCGTTATGATGTTCTGATGGGGCTAACAGAGATTCCAGAGTTGACACCACAACAGCAAATGATTTTAGGCGAAGCTGTCCTCGGTACTTTTATGGATCGCAACAAAATCAGATATTTACATGACGCTATTGCCGATACAGAGATTGACGGATGTCTTGATTTAGCAAAAATTGTTAGAGACTTAGACTACACACAGCGCCTAAAATTGATAGAGTCGATTAATATTTGAGCAGCTAATATTGCTGCTTTTTTATTTTGATGTTTTTAAAAAACTACAAAATTTTTTGTATAATCTATTGACATTATATCTAAAATTAGATATAATATAGTCATAAAGATAAAACAAAAAAAGGACAAGAAAATGACTAAATATAACAAATCAGAAATTATGAAAAACGCTTGGGCAATGTTTAACAGCTACGAATGGGATGTTGAAAATTTTAAATTTGTATCAGCAGAAAATAAAACATTTTCAAATTGCCTAAAAGAAGCGTGGGCAGAAGAAAAAGAATATGTTGAACGCAAAGCAAAAGAAACGGCAGAAGCTCCAAGATCTGAAGAAGCAAAAGCTTGGGACTGGGCTTGTCGTAAATTAAATGTCAATGATTTACAAAACATTGACGCAACAGACAAAGTATTTTACGTTGTTGACATGCAAAAAGAAATGTGGACTTCCAACGTCTGGGCACAAGCTATCAAAGCTGTGGAACTTTATGTGAAATTAGGTTTGGCATAATGGCAAAAAAAGATTTAACAAATCAACGTTTTGGGAGACTGACCGTTTTAGGGGATATTGGCAAGCGAACACCGAAAAAAAGTATTTTGTGGCACTGCTTGTGTGACTGTGGAAGAGCAACATTTGTTCGTGGTGACCATCTCAAAAACGGGAAAATTAAATCTTGTGGTTGTTTAAATGACGAACTCAAAAGACAGAGATATAAAGATTTAACTGGGTACGAAAATGATAATTTTAAGGTTATCATCAGAAAAGAAAGCAAAAATCAGCGTGTTAAATGGCTTTGCGAATGCAAACATTGCGGAAATACAACGACTTTAAATTCTAATGAAATTGAGAAAACAAAATCATGTGGCTGCTTGAAAACTGGAGCAACGAAAGAATACATGAAATCTATCACAGATTTAGAATCTCTAAAATCGACAAAGCCAACAGCTAAAAGTACCACTGGCGTTAGAGGTGTATATTACAATAAACAAAAAGGCAAATATCAAGCCTTTATTAATGTCGATAAAAAAACAGTTTATCTTGGCCAATTCGAAAAATTATCTGACGCTGAACACGTCAGAAGAAATGCAGAGAAAGATTTTTGGGGGAAATGATATGAAAGCAGACAGTAAAAAAATAGAATGGTTGTTGGAAAATGCAAGTCAATACTCAATTGCAAAAGGTACTGGGATAACACAGTCAAAATTATCATATTTACTAAAAGGCATAAAAGAACCATCACATCCAAAAGCGATCAAAATAGAAAATTTATCGCTCGAAATAGCAAGCAAACTAACAAATTTTTCCGAAGAAATTCAAAAAAATAAGTAAAACGCTTGACATTATATCTAAAATTAGATATAATGAGTATATAAAATAAAGCCAGGAGAAAATCAACCATGAAAACATTTAACATTATTGTATCAGAGTCAGCAAATTTAAAAGAACATTCAAGCGAGTTAGTAGATAACATCATCTACAAAGTCGAAGCTAAAAATCGCAGAGAAGCTTTTAAAAAAGCAAGAGAAGAATATAGTTTTAGTTCTAAATGGAAATTCAACATGCGTGATCTAACTGCTATCGATAATACTCACAGACGCGCTTGGGGACGTCGATATTTACGGGTTGAAGAAGCATAATTGACAAAAAAATCAATTAGCTATATAATTTAATTATTGTATTATGGTTTTGGAATCAGCATTATGTTTGATTAAGTCAAAATAAGACAATTCGTATTCAACCTTTTTAAGGTGGCGCTCGATTCGGGCGCATTTTTTTATATACAAAAAAACAGCCCCCGCAAAAGCGAGGGCGGTTATCTTATCTAATTTAATTTACCCCAAATACTGATACGATTGCCATCTTTATCAGTCTGTCCAATCCCCATGTAGTTTCGCATACCAGAGCCACCAACATAGCTAATCCAGTAGTAGCCATTAGCGTAGCCCTCGCTATCAAAGCTGACAGTATCGCCTTGTTTGTAGCTGCCTACAACTTCACTGGCTAGGCTTGGCCAACGTCTGATATTAATCTCCGCAACATCAAGCGTAAAGGTACCAGATTTTGGTGTCTCTACGATGATGTCGGAGGTTTGTGGCTCTGTGCTGACTGCTTGTGTAACGGCATCTCCTTGATATGGTGGGTAAAACCATCCAACAACGCCAGTAAAGTCACGAGTATTAAAACGAGCTGGTGCGCCGACATATAAGGCGTCTGCATTGCCATCAATGTTTTGTTCAACAGTCCGCATAGTGTAGCCGTCGCTATCCTCAATGACAATTCCCGTATGTCCAAATTGATGATACGGCACTGATTGGACAAATGTAGCGCCTGCTTTTGGGTTTGCCTCTGTTGGCATACGATGGACTTCCCAGCCTTGCGCACTTGCGCTGTCTAATAAATCAATCGCATTGCCCCAAAGATCAACACCAAACCAATTTTTAGCGACAAAACAAGGCAAGTCACAGCATTGCGTCCCGTGAGCACCGTCTTTGTCAACACCCATGCCTGAATTAGCAAGGTTAACACAGTATTGTACAATTTCGTTTGCGGTTGTCATCGTTTCCTCCTTATTATTTTTAAGAGCTTCTCTATCCCAACTTTGTAAGTCGTTTTCCTCAATCAGTTGGATTAAAAGTTCGACATAGCTACTTGCCGTAGCGTATCCAGCTGCTTTAATAGCGTAACAAGCTTTTTTATAGTCAGTCTCACCGATAACTGCTTTGTAGCGTGGATTATCGTTTAAAAATTTGCCATGATCAATAATACTGTCAGTCCAACTATCATAGGCCCTAAATCGGTCCACAATATCCGTGACGATACCAGGCTGGTACTCCTCCTGAGTTTTAGTGTCAAAAGACTTACCTGTCCAGCTCGCATCAGCCTTAATACCAAATAAAGCGTTATGTGGTGCATGTTTGCCCCAACCGCTCTCTAAAATAGCCTGAGCAGCTGTCAAGGATGGCAAGATTTTATACTTAGTCCAGCCATCTAAACAGCCCTGCTTAATATCATCTAAAAAGGTCATCTGTCCTCCTTATCTAAAAACGGATAAAAGATAAGAGCAATCACAGATAATGGCACATACAGTATTGCGATTGCTAGTATTAACGCTAATCGTGTGATTGCTCGCATGGCTCCTCCTATTTTTTGGGCTCATGGTAAGTCAATGCTTGCTCACTATCTGACAGGCCTTTCGTGGTTGGATCTGTGACAACACCGAGCAATACCAAAAGCGTTACAGCTGTGTTTGCAATATCTGCGATGTTTGATGGTAGTTTAATACCTAATTGCTGTGCTAACAAAAAGATAGCTCCCAAAATAGCCATCAAGGTTACTTTGTTTTGTAGTCGTAATTTTAAATTGATCATTTGATTTCTCCTCTCATCATATCTTTTAAATCTTTAACATCATCTGTTAAATTTTTAATTTGCTCTGTCATTGTAATCAACGTTTTATTTTGCTCAGCGTGCTCTTCAAGCCGCCGAGCATTTTGGCGTGTAACAATTTTTAAATGCTCTACCTCAGATTGCAACAAAGTAATATCTGTCGCATGCTTGATGGATTTTGCATTAAAAATATTGTAAGTCGTGACGATAGCTAAAATAAAGCCACCAACGCCAAATATCAACTCTGTTGCCATAAACCACCTCTAATCTTGTTTAACCAAATCAGCGTACTTGATAACTGTTACTTTGGCTTCTGACTCTAGCTCCTCTAAGGTTTGTTTGTCATACTCAAATGCTTCGTTAACGTGTACGAAGACTAGGTTACCTTCACCAGCCTCTCCGTCTTCCTCTTTAGTACTGTCGACCACCGTAAAGACATCATAGGCTTGATACTCACCTTTTTGGGCTGGCTCGATTAGCTCAAGCATGCCTTTATAAATGTCAGAATCAATCTTGCCGCCGCTCGTTAACATGTGGATGGTTTGCAAGTTAATCATTCGCTGTGTACGCTCTGCGGACACCTTAGCTAATCCTGCGGCTGTTTGGGCTGTTTTAGCGGTCTTAGCGGTTTCCTGTGAGATTTTTTCAAGGTCGTCTACTTTTTGCACGGCTTCGCCCATTGCAATTTCAACGTATTCAGATTTTTTAAATTCTTCCAAAGTAGCTTTGATAATCTCTGTGTCATTAGTTGAGTTTAAGTCCTGCTTGATTGGTTGAGAGATGACTGAGCCATCTTCTGCT